TGGCCGGGGGCGAGCTGGTGCCTGTGTCCTCGGTCCATGCCGCGGGGGTCTGCCAGCCGTAAGTCCCGTCGCTCTCGATCAGGATCCCGGCGTAGGGGTCCACCGCCCGGGGCGCGTCCGCCGTCGGGTGGTCCAGGTAGACCACGGCGGTGAGGTCCGTCAGCGGGGCAGCGGCGCCGATCAGTACCATCTCCACCCACTGCCGGGCGACGTCCTTGGGGTCAACGCTCATTCGTCGTCACCGACTTGGAGCATCACTAGCTCTTGGTGGGGCAGCCCTGTTGTGTGAGCGGACCAGTCGCCGAGGCTCTGGACGTTGTAGGTTCTGGTGGTGCCGCTCCCTGGCGATGTGTAGGCCAGCCTGTCCGGGCGCCTCGCCTCGCCTATATCGGCGGTGATTAGAATCGGCTGCCCTCGCTCGGCATAGAGCACAAAGCGGGCCGAGGTCCTACTCCCCTCCGGTAGGTCCTCGATCAGCTCGGGTGTGATGGGCTGCACTGAGGCCGTGATGGGAAAGGTGCTCGGGCCGGCGATGCCGTCAACCCACAGGCCGTCAACATAGGCGCCCGGGGCCTGGCGGGTGACTGTCATCGTGACCTTGCCCAGTGCCGTCATCGCCGCGCCTTCGCCAGCTTGCGCGCCCTGCGCTTGGCCTTCGCCAGCTGCCGGGCCGCGGTCTGGGCCTGCGTGTCTACCAGCTCCCAGTTGATGGTCCGGAGCAGCAGGCCCGTGTCCCGGTGGCCGGCCCGCAGGACGTCCGCTTTGTAGGCCATGGCCAGGCGGGTGCCGATCTGGACGATCTCGCGCCGGCCGCTCATGCCCCGGAGGGCCGTCTCCATGGCCAGGAGCGCTTTGTTGTGCACATACTGGCCGAGCCGATCCATGCTCTTGAGCCACATGGTGGGGAGCTTCGGGCGCTTGCCCTTTTCCCATCCGACCACGGCGGCGACCTTGGCCACGTCCACCCGCGTTCGCCGCGCCTTGCGCCGGAAGCTCTGGCTCTTGCCCTTGTCTCTGAGCTTCTTTAGCCGATGGGCGCTCAGCAGTGAGCGTCTTCGGTCGCCGGCCCTGAGCGCAGAGAAGCGGTCTGCGTTGCGGGATTTCTTGCCGACGTGCCCGGCATCGTACTTGACCCCGGCCCGCAGGATGCCGACGCGGAGCTCGAGCTGCCCCAGCTCCAGGCCCTTTTTCACGAAGCGGTCGAAGCGGCTGTCGTCAACCGTGACCCCGAAGTTCCGGCGGGCCATCAGAGCACCCCGGACTTGAGCAGGTCGATCTGGTTCCGTTTCCAGTGGGGAGCGGCGGCGCGTAGGGCGACCTCGCCCATGGGGGACGGTGCGCCTCCCGAGCCCGTGGCGTAGGTCTCGGCCAGCTGGCCAGTCTTGACGCTCTTCTTTGCGCCATCCGCGCCGCTGTCCCAGTAATTGTTACTGGCGATCACATACTCCCAGACGCCGGTCTTGACCCCGGGGGGCTGCGGCGAGATGTCTACGCCGTCATCGTCCAGAAACTCGTTCTCCATGTAGTAGTCAGCCTGCCAGGTGGCTTCGAGATACCATTGGGCAAGGCGCGCGTCGCGATTGGCGTCCACTCCGGTGATCCCGGCGTAGAGCTTGAAGGCCGTCGTGTCGGCCGCCCAGTTCAGCGTATCCTTGACCCAGGCCATGAGAGTCAGTCGGAGATGTCGATCTTGGGCGCGTCGTCGGTGGACGCGGGATCCTTGGCAGCCTTCTTCTCCGCCTTGCGCTCGGCCTTCTCGCGCCGCTTGCGTTGCTTCGCCGTCTCCTCGGGAGTCTCATCGGCGGGCACGTCCATCTTGTTCCCCGCGGCCGGGCGGCCGGGGAGCACCGCGCTGCCGTCGTCGCACTTCACCTTCGCGACGTGGGCCGGGACAATGGGGCAGTCCCCGATGGACATCCCGCGGTAGGGCTTCAGGAGCTTGATTCGTACTGCGGACATGGGGCTCTCCTTAAGGCCAAGCCCCCAGGGGCGGAGGGAACCTACCCCCGAGGGTTGGCCAGGCTCAGGTCTAGGTCGGGGCGCTGTTCCACTGGCCGTAGACGTAGGCCGCGGTGGACAGGATGGCGTGTGCGAGGTTCTCCTCGTAGCGCACGGTGATCTCGTTCTTCGCGAACTGGTCATCGATCCAGCCGAAGGTGAGCTCGGAGCTCTGCTGGTCCAGCAGCTCGGAGGCCTGGGCGAAGTCGATGGCGAAGAAATCGCCGTCGATGACAGCGTCGCTCACGATGATCGGGTAGCCGTCGAGGACCCAGGTGGTTCCGACCTTCTCGAACTTCACGCGGCCGAAGTCGCCGCTGAGAAGGTAGTGGCCATCCGTGGTGGTCTTCATGGTCCGGAGCAGCATGAGGTCGCGTTTGTTGATCACGAACGTGATGTTGTCCGACACGACCAAGAGCGCCGCCTTCAGCATGGCGTCGGCGCGATTGTCGCCCACGATGCCGGAGTTCCAGAGGTAGGTCTGAACGTCGGTGTCGGAGGCGAAGCCGGCGAGCTCGCCGTCGTTGGCCACGACACCATAGAGCAGGTGCCAGGCGATGTTCCGGCGCATGCGCGTCGGGAGCTTCTGGCGGATCCAGGCGTCCAGGGTGGGCGCGGCGTTCAGGCGCTGGACCGTGACCCCGATCAGCTCGGAGAGCATCTTGAGGTTGACGGTGACCTGCTCCATCTCCAGGAACCCGTAGGGCTTCGTGCCGCTCTCGACCGTGGCGCCGAACTGCTCGGAGGTGATGTCGATCCCCACCGCGGCGTCGAAGTCCAAGTCATCGGTATCGAAGGTCACGACCTTCGTTCCGGTGTTGATCGAAACGATGAGCTTGCGCGCCATGCCACCCGCGGCGAAGAAACGCACGTAGGTGTTCGGGACGAAGCCATCCACGCTAGTGAACGTGGTCGTAGTCTTGGGCGTCGGGGCGCCGTCGATCTCCACCGCCAGGGTCGTGTGGCAGTAGCCGGTCAGGCTCTTCGCCGTTTCCTTGCGGTAGCGGTAGGTTTCCGCGCCCGGCATGGGCACGCCCGGGATCATCGGTATGAACCCGTCGACGCTCTCCTCGGGATCGCTCACGATGGCGGAGCGGCGGGCGTCGTAGCTCATGGCCTCGAGCTCGGTTGCGCCGAGGATGGTTGCCTTCTGGCCGGACGCCTGGAGGATCGCAGCGATCTTACCGCCGTCCTTGCCCTGGAAGGACTGGGTCGGGATCTTGTGCGAGAAGCTCGCGCCCTTGTTCTTCAGGAAGCGCTGAAAGTCCTTGTCGGCGTGGATCATCTGGCCGATGGTCTTGGCCTGCTCGGCAGCGGAGCCAGCGGGGCTGTTCAGGATGTTCTCGACGGGCCCGAGGTCCGGGAGCTTGGCGTCCACCTCATCGATGGCGGCCTTCAGCTCGGCCAGGCCCGCTGCCATCGCCTTCGCGGCGGCCAGGTCGATATCGCTGGTCCCCTTGCTTTGAATTTTGTTCGGGGCCGTCGATTGCGCAGCCCGCGTTCCCTTGTCACCCATGATTCAGTCTCCAGTGCTTTGCGAAGATCGCATTGATATCCGCGGCGGACAATCCCGGCGCGGGCTGTTGAATTGCTTTCGGCTCCTCGTCTTCGGCGGGAGCGAGCTCGATGAAGGCCTCGTCATTGGCCCCAAAGCCTGTCGTGACAGCCGAGACCTCGATCAGGTCCAGCTGGGTCAGGTGCCATTCGTCGTCGCGCTTCTCCCAGCCCCTGGTCCAATAGGCGAAGCTGCTTGAGCGCACGGCGGCGGAACCGATGAGCTTGACGACATCTGCGCCCAGCTCCGTATCGTCAATTTCCCCGGCGAAGCGGAGCCCGAAGCTGTCCTCTGACAGCGCGGTGGTCATGCCGAGCGGGAGTTTCCGGCGGTCGTGCATCCACAGCAGGGGCACCTGCTTGCCTGGATTATCCGTCTGCCAATCGGCGAACGCGCCGGGGTCGACAATCTCGTCATAGCTGTCGAGGTTGCCGAATACGCTGGCATAGCCCTGGACGTCGGTTGGCATGGCTCTATTCTGCCCCGTCCTCAGGCTCGGTCACTGCGGGCTCGTCCTCCCGGCCGGCCACGGCCAGGTCCCGATTGTAGACCTCGAGCTCTTCCACGAACTCCAGATCAAGCCCCACCTCGGCCGCCGCGGTATTTGCGGTGTGGCCCAAGTCTAGGATTTTCTTGGCGACGTCGAGCTTGGCCGACTGCAGGGCCACGCCGATATTCGTGCGGCTCACGTCGTACCAGAGCCGCGTGGTCGTGCCGTAGATCGGCCAGATGGCTTGGCTGTTCACCGCCCCATAGAAATCGTGATTCAGGGGAAACAAGACGTTCATCCACCACGCCTGGAAGGCCTTGTCGAAATTCTGCAACGTCGCGTTTTCATAGTCCCCGATCATCGGCGGTGGGGTTCCGCATACGGCCAGGATCTCGGAGCGGGAGAACTTGCGGGTGTCGAAAACCTGGAGCTCCTCGGAGGTGGGCGGGCTCTCGATCTTGGCGCCCCCGCCCAGGATTATGGGCTTGCCATCGGCCGCCGCTTCCTGGTAATCGTCCTCGAGCTTCTCAAGGATCTTGGCTTCCTGATCGTCGGTGGCGCCCATGCCCCAGGCGTCGGTGATGGTGATGATCAGGCCGTGGCTCACCCGGTTGGCCATGTTCCACTTCTGCCGACTGGCGGCCGTGGCGTCGGTCTCGATGGCATTGGAGGCGACGCCCATGGGGGCGATCCCGTCCCAGAGGCTGCCGGCCGTGGGGGTCATGATGTTGACCAGGGAGTTTAGCGGAATCTGCTCGCTGCCATTGCCGAGCAGCCACCCGTCCAGCAGGCCGTCCACTGGGCTCTCGACGCCCTGGACTGCGCCTGGCTTCATGATCAGATAGAGCGCCGTAACGCGCTGCTCGGTGGGCGTGTCGGTGACAACGCTGGGTTGTAGGAACGAGTTGCCGCAGCCCGGGAGCTGCATGAAGGTGGCCTGTGTGAGCTGCTTCCAGCTCCACCGCGGCCAGCGCGGATGGTCGCCGAAGGGCACGGCCAGGAGCTCGTTCAGTGAGTGACCGCGGTCCCGCTGCCACTCGCCCTTTTCATCCTTGACCTGGACCACCGGGGGCAGGTCGGAGGCGGCGCGGGCGTTGGCAACCGAGCAGGCATAGAACCAAGTGCTGGCGCTGATCGCCTCGTCGAGCTGCGAGCTACTGAAGCCCGGGATCCTCATGAGGCCGTCGGCGTCCGGGGCGCTGATCCAGGTGATCGACTTCTTCCCGGTGATGTGCTTGACGGCCTCGTTCAGGCTCATGCGGCCCGAGGCATGGAGGGCACGGGCATGGGCGGCGCGTTGCTTAAAGTCCCGGCCGGCAGCTGCCGTGGGGGCCCTGTCTCGGTTGCCGTGTAGCCAGTTGCGGAGACCCATCTATGAACCTGCGTGGGCGCTGAAGAAGCCCGACTTCCGAACCCTAAGCCAGTTCAACGCCTGGGTCATGGCGTCTACCTGATCGTCCCTGCGCCGGTTCGGGAAGCCGCAGACCTCGGGCAGGAAGCTGCCGGGGTCATGCTTTATCCAGGGGCGGCCCTGTGGGGGCGGGATGAAAACGTGGCCCTCCTCCACCATCCGCTGGCAGGAGATGGCGCGTTGAACCTTGCTCTCGCCCACCACTGGGACGGCCTCGAGCAGCCGGCGGGGGAGCACGGTCTCAAGGTCGGCGATCACGCTGGGCCCGTTCGCGGCCTTCTCGATCAGGATGCGGTGGAGCTTCGGCCACTTCTCGGCCTGCTCCCGGACGCGGCGCCCGGAATCCACCTGGCCGATCCTGTCGCGGAACTGGGCCAGCAGGTAGCGGTCTGCGCCATGCGCTCCCCACAGCTGGCCCACAACATAGTCAGTATCCTTCGTGGGCCGCTTGGTCTTCAGGTCGTTCAAGTCCCATGAACCTATCAGCAAATCGAACTTCGGGAGCTTGTCCTCCTCCCAATATTTGAACCACTCCTCGAGGAAGATGACGCCGTCTGCCGGGAGCGGGTCCTGCTGATACTGGCCGGCGTAGCCTATGCGCCCCAGCACATCCTTGGCCCGCTCGGTGTCCTCGGCACCGAACAAGGCAGGGAAGAGCAGCTCCCCGGGCTCTGTCCTCGGGTCCTCGTGGATCAGCCGGGCGCCGGCCCATGTGCGGTGCTTGTTCCCGTCGAACTCATTGGGTAGGCATAGGTGCGTCCAGCCGGCCTGGCCGAGCATGTGGCCGCTGGGGTCGCGCTCATGCAGGCGCTGCATGATCAGGATCCTTGGCACCTCCGGCCGGTTCTTCCGCGGGCTTAAAGACTGGTCAAGCCATTGATTTGTTTCCTCTAATGCGGCCTTATCCTTGAAGGCCTTGCTTGCATCGAGCGGGTCATCGATGATGATGCAGTCGCCGCGAATGCCGATGATGTCCTGCCCGGTGGTCTTCGACAGCCGGAAGCCCCCGGCCGTGTTGGCAAAATATCCCTTGGCATCCTGGCTCTTGTTCCAGGTCCACTGTGGCAAGAATGTCTCGCGGTAGATTCGGTGATCGCAGATCTCGTGCATCCTCCGGGCGTCACGCAGCACGACCTCCAGGACGGCGCCGACGGCGATGAGCTGCCACCATGGATCACGGGTCCACTTCCACGCTGGATAATACACGCTCAAACCCAGGCTCTTAGCCATCCCGGGCGGGACGTTGATCACCAGGTCGCCGATCTCCCCGCTGTCTACAGCCTCGATGTGTTCGCAGATTGCCGGGATGTGCCAGTTCCACAGCAGCTCTGTGGCCGGATGGTGGACGGGCCAGACGAGCTTCCAAAACATCTCCAGGCTGCGGGAGGCGCGCTCGGCGTAGATGGCCTCGCGGACCCCCTCAGTGCCCAGCTGGGAGAGGACTGCCAGGGGGTTAGCTGTCGCCATCGGGCTCCGGGAAGGCGGCGGCCAGGGCATCGAGAGCGGCGGGGGAGAGGCTGCCAAGCATGGCGCGGGCCTCGAGCTGCAGCGCTTCGCCGTCCGCGCCGGTGAGCTCCACGCGCTTGGGCACTGTGACCCCGTTGCGATCCAGGATGCCGGCGGCGGCGATGTAGCGGGTGGAGGCTGCGACGAGGGGGCGGTCCCCGATGTAGGCGCCCTCCCTGTCTCGGATCGGGGCCCAGGCCCCGCAGTGGCAGGGCTCCCCGGGCTGTCGATCCTCGCAAATGCAGGGGTCGGAGACGCGTCCGGCGCCCACGGAGAGCGCCACGCGGGCCATTTCGAGGCCGTGATCCATGAGCAGCTGACGGATTTCGGCCCGCTTTGTGGCGTGCTGGGCTGCTGCTGCGGCCAGTTCTTGGACGTCCCAGGCCGCGGCGCGGTCGGTCCAGGTGTGTTTTGAGCTCCATTGGTTCAGTGAATGCAGGCGGTGATCGTGCTGCTTGGCGCATTCAGTGAGCTTGCGGGCTGGCCCCATCTGTAGGAAATCATTGAAGGCGGCGAAGGCGTAGCCCGTCTCGGTTGCCAGCTTTGCCCACGGGTCGGCCATGGATCAAGCGTAGCCCCGCGGTGGATTGCGGTCACGGCTGACTTGCACAATGTTGCATATGATTGTGGAATGTTTCACGGACCAATCTTGTCCGCCAGCTGGGCCGGTGGTTCTATCCCGTGAATTTCATTGCGAAATTTGTGACGTGCGCGCGGAG